TACTACAATTCCACTAGCATTTGGAAAATTAATTGCTCTATCTCCGGTAGGATCAATAACAGAAACTCTTGTTTCATGAGCATCGGCCGAAAATCCTTCAAATACTACTGCGCTATCTTGAAATTTGACACGTGATGCTAGTGTAGAACTATCACCTTCAGCGCCTAAAAAATTATATAATTCAACGAAGTTAGCATTAATTTTAGTACCTGCAGAACGAAGTGTATCTCCGGTACCGTCATTTGCTGAACTACCTGTAGAAATTGTTTGTCTAGTCATATATTTAATCCAATTTGTTTATCTTATTTATATACTTAATGAGCAGAGTCACTGGTATATCTTGTAAATATTTCGTTATCCATTGTCTCGAGAGTAAGTGAAAAATCCGGTCTTGCAGTTGATGTACTGTCATCAAATGTATATGAATTTGATTGTATTACTTCTTCAATAGTAAAATAATAATTATTAATTTGCCTTGCAGTAAGAGAAGAATAAACACTTATTAACTGATCAGTTCTAACTCTGACCCCAGTACCATCGCTTGAATCTAATATTCCGGTAAGATCAGAAAATGGTGCAATTATCGATATCGAAGCTTCATTGAGATACGTTGGAAGAGCACTATCAACTGCAAGTGGATCTGTACCTACACCTGCTAAAGATATAACACCTTCGTTAACAGCTAAAACTTGACCAGCAAAATGAAACCCTGCAGGATGCACAAATCTTTTATATAGATTTTCATAATCAACTGTAGAAATACCGCACTTAATTAATATAGAAAACGTTTGATATATTCCGTTATTTTGAATAAATTTTTGAGATTCATAACCAACTTGTGATTCACCTACAATAAATAGCTGGTCTTTAGGATATGTTATTTCTGCTTCTTCGTTAAAAAATCCTCTAAAAAAACCTTCTGCCGAATTTCGTGAACCTTTTGTTCTATAAAATTCTCCGAGTAATTTAGCCATAAGTCTTGGTTTTTCAAAGAAAGAAGATGCTTGTAAACCATTTCCTATTTCTTTAATTAATTCATCTAAATTTGAAACTGAAGTTTGATCACCATCTCTAGCATAGATTAAATCTTGAATCTTATATCCAAATCCTTGAGCTTGATCACTATCTAGGTATTTGTAATATTCTTTTAATAAACTTATAAGTTTACTATTATCTTCTTGAAAATATTCAGGAAGAATTTCATTAACTTTTGAAGTTCTTAAAGTAGGATTTCTTCGATTTAAATCTTTTAGAGTGTGTGACATGATTAACTAATTACTGATGATGTATTCTGATGATCAACTGTTGCTGTAGCTCTAGATAAATCAGTATCTAGTTTTAATATAAAATTTCTTAAAGGCTTAACTGTACTTTGATCTAATGGCGTAGTAGAAATTTTTATAAAAGAACCTTCTATAGCAGAAGGTTCAAAATCAATTAAATTTACTGTACCTGATGCAGCATTATAATTACCAATTCCATCTTTTATACTCGCACCTGATGCATTTATAACTTCAAGAGTATTTGATCCCAAAATATTTCTTAATGAACAACCAGAAATTCCGTCAAGCGTAAATTTAGAAGAAGTTAAAATATATTCTGAAGGATCTGGATCAGCTAATTTAACCGGAAAATTAACTGCATAAGTCTTTTTTTGATTTAACGTAGGAGTTAATCGTTGTTGTAATTTAATAGTCATTGCAGAGTTTAGTATTGATACTGATAATGCATCTATTTCAGTTACTAATGAAGATCTTCTAAATATTTTACCAAACGCGTTTAAATTAGTATTAAAATAAGTGTCTATTTTATTTTGAATTGTTGTTTCAGTTGTTTCTGGAGTATCTCCACTTAAATCTGGATCAAATTGAAATGTAGTATTTGTCTCGACAAATGTATCTGTTGGATCAGAATATTCGGTATCGATAGACATAACTGCCATATTTTCACTTAATAATGATTTTATATCTGCCTTTGTATTTGTTTTAGTTTCATCAGTAATACTATCTTTAAACTTTAAACTTACGTATACTACTCCGTATTTTGCTGGTACATTATCGTTTCCGCCCCAAGCAATAACATCATCTAATACCGAACTATAGTTTGCAGTAATAATAGTTTTATAATCTTCTGCTGTTACCATTCTCTGTTGAGAAGAAAATGCAGTAGGTGCATTTAATTTAATAGATGATATAGTTTCTTTATCAGCTCCACCCGCAGAATTTGAAACCTTTGTTACTGTCGGAGTATATGTACTACTTCCTACTGTTACTTTATTTTGTGGTGTAAAAAATGATGCACCATTTGCAGCAGTAGATTTTGTTTGCATATATGTAACAACTATTTTATTTCCTGCAGTAGGATTTTTACCGAGAACATTTCCTTCTCCAAATGTTAATTCATAATATTCATTAGGAACTTCTCTAACAATATAGACTTTACTATCATTAGTAATTCTTACAGATTTTTTAATATCAGTATAAGCTACAAAAGTTGAAGATGTATTAGTATCATAAACTTTTACAGATATAGTAGAAGTATCGATATTACTATCAGGAATAACATATATTTGTTCATCAGTAGTATTACCAACTAAAAATGTTTTAGTCTTTAATACACCTTCTTTAATTGGCAAACTTGTACTTCCTGCAGAAGTTTTATAACTAAAATTACCGGATCCATCATTCGTAGCAGTATATATTTCGGTAGTCATAAAGGTGTACGATATACTATCAACTATAGCAGTAAAAGCAGAATATGCAGGAAGTGTTGCACTTTGTGTACTAGTATCAGATGTTGCTGCAGTTACAGTTACATTTGCAGTTGCAGTTGTTTTAGATCTCGGATAATAACCTAAATTTTCTGCATGAGATACGACCGAAGATCTTAATTGTGCAGAACCTAAAAACGATTCATTAACTGCCATATTAGCGGTTAATCCATTAATATGAGAATTATATGCTAATACATCGAGTATATTAGATAAACCTGAGGCTTCAAAATCATAATCAGTAAATTCTGATGAAGATTGTAAATATGTTTTTAAGTTAGATTTGATTGTATCAAAATCCAAATCTGATGATTTTATAACTGCCATTATCTTAACCTCGTAAGTTCTAAATTAAGTTCAACATCTTCGGCTGTATTTACTACTTGAAACTGAACTAGTACATTTACTTTATTATTATCTGCAGCCATTAATACTCGAACCGAATGTAATAAAGCTCTAGGTTCATGGTTATTAATTGCAGATGCTATTGTTTCTTCTATTTCGTCTTCATCAAAACCTTCACTTAAATCGAATAAAAATCTATTTAAATCTCCGCCAAAATATGGGCTAAATGGTTTTTCACTATGATTAGTTAATAACAAATTCTTAACGGCTTGCTTTACTGCTGCAGCATCAGTTTTTTTAAAAATATCACCATCATCTTTTTTTGCAAAAGATAAGTCTATGTCCTTATATGCAACATTTCTAGATGTTGTTATAGGTACAGTACTTAAATTACCATCTTCTTGTGCAAAAGCCCTAGCCACTATTTCCTCTTACATTAAATCCAGTTCCAGGAATACTATCTTTAGTACATTCGCATTCACAAAGAGTACAAACATCATTAACGCAATCTTGACATTCTTCATCACAGTGGCACTTATGTCCACATTTTTCGCAATTACTATTACATCTGTAAGCCATTTAATTCTCCTTTCTATATTTATATAGATTATTTCATACTATGATGGTTTTATTGTGCATCACCTTTACGTTCAAATAATATACTTGTTCTATTATAGCCAGTATTTCCCTGAATTTGTGAAGCAGTCATATGCGTGGTTTGCATTTTAAATCTAAAAGTAGAAGCATCAGTTACATTAATTAATACTGCACTAGAACCACTCTTATTGGCAGTTGCGGTATCTCCTTCGTATATTAAAGCTACAGTATCATTAGAAACGTCACTATTTGCACTTACAAGTAAATAAACTCCTGCAGCATTATCGTTGCCAGTAATTTTTATATTAATATGAACAGTAACTAAGTATAAACCTGTTCGAGGAAATGTAAAAACACCACTAGATTCTGACATACCTGTACCAATTTTAGTAGAAGTTGCATCATCAACCCTTTCCCAATCAGTAACAGTAGCATCATTTGTAGAAAAAGAAGAATTAAGTCTCCATTGATCTATTTCATAACTATTCTTAGCAGTTATCAATACAGTTCTATCTGAATCTAGCGAATTGGTAGATGCAATTAAAGAAGTTCTATCAGAATCTAGCGAACTAAGATTAGAATCCATTTCTGCATATGTTAATGCTGAACCTTTACTAGTTCGAGTTGTTATTGTCATGGCACTACTCCTACATAATTGATAGGCAAATAATCACTATCTACATATCCAAATAAATTCTTTTCTGCTTGTGTTAATTCCTCAGTAAATATGTAAGTCTGATTTATTAACAATTGTTTTGCATCTGAATCTGTTTCAGCTGCTATCTGTGGTAATAAAGTTGCATAATCTGGTTTAGCCATTTGCAATCACATTATCAGAACCTACTGCAGCTGCAGATGGTCTCCAACTTCCGTGTCCACTTGTCACGTCTTTTCGTCTATGCACACCTATTCCATTAACTTTAATATCACTAGATCCAGTTTCAGCTTTATCTGTACAACTTAATGCATCTCCTATTCTAATGCATGCCTTTCCATTTATAAAAACATTTGATGAACCGTTAGTATATGTTCCAACATGAAACGGATTAGGTGTAGGACTTGCATGTCCATGTGATGTATCACCATTTCTAACTATTCCTGGCATTATACTACACTACCTCCAGTTGCACCCGCATTATCTGCAGTAGTTGTTGCAGAAGGTGCAGCAGTCGTACCATCTTCACAAGATGTTGCTCTTCTTACACTTGTAATTCCCCATTGCTGATTATCTGATTTTTTAGGAAACCATCTTGTAGTTAAATCGTTACCTTGATTACCACCTAATACTTCGATATGTGTATCTGTTTGACGACCTGTTGCAAATCCGGTATGACCTAATCCAGAATTAGATCCCTTTCTATGAAATACAACTATATCTCCTTGTTGCAAATCATTTGCATAATCAACTTCGGTACCATAATTCTTATATGCTTGCGATGATGCAGTTTGAATATATTTGTTTCCAGAACGTTTTAATGTAGCACCTACAAATGTTGCACACCATGCAGTTTTATTTGCTGTAAACTTATCTGCGTTTTTAGTATATCCAATTTCTTTCCATAGACCTTTAATATTTTCATTAGTAGATGTTTCTTTCCAAACGTAATCATCTTTTAAACTCTTAGCCACATCATATGGATTTGTCTGTGGTACTTGTCCACATGTTACCGGTGATTTTTCTTCATAATCATCAGTATTTTCTTTTAAATCGGAATTAAGTGGACCACCTTCTGTATTTAAATCATCGGCCGGTGAAGTATCTGATGCCGTGACTTCAAGTTCTTCAACTTCAAATGCAATTGCATCATCATATAATATTCTACCTTTAAGTTGTGTAGAAGTTGAATTTAAATCAATTTGTTTACCATTAATTGTAACATTCTTCGCAACCTGAATATCTAAGTTTCCTCTAATAGTCATTGTATAATCGTTATCGACTACTAATTCTTTATCTGTAGTTACGTGTTGTCTATCATTTCCAGTTACAGATCTATACGCATCTTTTGAATGTGTAACTACATCTCCGCTTGGATGTATTTCTATAAATGAGCCGGTTCTATGAT